CGCCCGCTGCCGAAGAGGAAAAGCCGATGACGGCTGAGGACAGAAAGGCCGCTGGCGCTGCCATGGCCAAGAAGCTGTCCGGCAATAACTGAGGAGGTGTGAAAACATGACCCGTGATCTGCATGAAAAGCTCGGCGTTATGGAGCAGGAGAACCTGTTTGCCGGGCTGGAACCCCATGCGCTGACCAAGGCCGGCGTGATCCGCAAGCTCGGTACTGCCGGAACCCTGAAGCGTGGCACCCTGCTGGCCAAGTCCTCCGGTTCTGCCGGTGACGGCAAACTGGTGATCTTCGGAACCAGCGCGGCTTCCAATGAAACCCTGACGGCCGATTGCGTACTGGTATACGACATCGACGTCGGAACTGCAAACGATGAAAATGCCCTGGTCTATATCTCCGGCAACTTCAATGAGGATGCCCTGATTCTGGCCAGCGGCGCGTCCCTGACCGAGGCTGATCGGACTGATCTGCGTATGCGCGGGATCATCCTGGGAGCTTCTCAGGGCGAGAACGTGCTGTAAGGAGGGATAGAACATGGCTCTGAACGTGAATATCCTGGATACCTACTACATGGCAGGTCTCTGGGAGGGGCTTTCCCCGGTAAACACTTTCTTCCGTGACCGGTATTTCCCCACCGGGGCGGGAGACATCTACGCGGCGAACAAGGTTCTCGTTGAGTATCGCGACGGGGACAACGGCCGCGCTCCGTTCATGGTGCTCGATGCCGATCCGATCAACGTGAAGCGGTCCGGTTATGAGATCCATGATTACGAGCCCGTGTGCATCAAACAGGCCCGGAACCTGACCGCCGACCAGCTGAAACAGCGCGGATTCGGCGAGGCGATCCTGAGCCAGAGCACCGAGGAAGAGCGTGCTGCAAAACTGGTACAGGAAGACCTGGCTCTGCTTGAGCGCCGGTTCACCCGCACCGAGGAGCTGCTGTGCGCCCAGACGATGATCAACAACGGCTTCACTGTGGATGAAATGCTGGATGCCGATACCGTAGGCAACCAGGCCACCGTGAAGTTCTATGATCCCAACGTCGGCAATGACGGTGCGTACTCCATCGGCTCCCAGTGGACCACTTCCACCGGCTGGACCGAGATCGTGGATGACGTCCGGAATATGTGCCGGTCCCTGTCTCGCCGCGGTCTGCCCCACACCGACCTGATCATCGGTCAGGAAGTTGCGGATGTGCTGCTGGCCAACACCGATTTCCGTGCCCTGCTGGACAAGATGAGCGGCATCATCATCGCTTCCCCCATCGTGCAGGAGCTGACCAAGTATGACGGCGTGAGCCTGCTGGGCATCGTGAACTTCGGCGGCTACAACCTGAACGTCATCGTTGTGGATGAGCAGTATCAGGATAAGGTGTACGATTCCGGTTCCGGAACGTATGTCACCACCTGGGTGAACTACTTCCCCGCTGACGCCATCATGGTCACCGCTCCCAACGCCGGCCATCTGATGTATGCGCACATCGTCCACATGGACGAGGAAGGCAACATCGACACCATCACCGGCAAGCGTGTGCCTGACCTGTTCGTTGACCGGAAACGGAAGATCCGCGAGATCATCCTCGAGAGCCGGCCCTTCGCCGCTCCGAAGAACTACAGCCCGTGGATCTATGCGGCCAACGTGACCTGATGAAGGTCTGAAAGGAGACGGCCATGATTATCAAAGCACTGTGCGTGATCGGCGCGAAAGCCAGGAACGGAAGCTCCCCGCTGTGGCCCGGATGCAGGTATGACGTAGATGATGACACTGCACAGCGTCTCATCGCGCAGGAAGTGGCCGAATTTGAAGAAATTTCGGCCCGTCCAGCGCCTGCAGACCGAATCCCGAGGGAGAACACGCCCGAGAAGAATAACGCGCCGGAAGGGCCATCACAGGGCGAAACGGACACAGCCGATCTGGAAAGCATGAGCTTCGCGGATCTGAAGGCGATGGCGAAGGGAATGGGCATCGAAACCGGCACGCTCCGGAGCAAGGTTGCGCTGATCGAAGCGATCCGCGCAAAGCTGCAGGAGATGACGGCGGATGATGAACTTCCGGACCTGACACCGCAGGACTTCGTGGATGAATGATTCCGGAGGGAAGGAGAGCAATATGTCTCTGATTCGCATCATCAACGGCGTGTACGGGTATCAGCGCGGCAACTACATGGTTCCGATCACCAGCGCGGATCCTCCCATTGAGGTGGATGATGAAACCGCAAAGGATCTGGTGAAGGCCGGGACCGCCGAATACGTGAAGCCCGTATGGGCCAAAAAGGAACCTGAGAAGGTTCCGGAGGAACCAGAAACCGAGAGAAAGCCCCAGACGAAAGGCGCCGCGAAAAAGACCAGGTCCAAGGCCCAGGAGGAAACGGAGCCGACCGCTGAGGGAGTGATCGAATGAGTTTCCGGGATTCCGTTCTCGCCGATAAAAAGGCGGTATTTCTGAACTGCTCCGAGTTCGCTGACCCTCACGATATACGGTATGACGGGGTACTGTATGAGGGCGTGCCCTGCCTGATGACCCACATCCGGCAGGATGACCGAACCAGCAGAATGTCAGACCATGCCCAGGGAATTTATCTCGCCACCATCTCACTGCATTTTGACGTTGACGACCTGAAGGGAAACATCCCGGAAAAGGGCGCGGTGATCAGCGTGAGCGACGGTGACTTCATGCGGGATTATTACGTCGGCGTAAGCCGCATCGCGGAGGGTATGGTCATCCTCGAACTGGAGGCCATGGACGAATAATGGCCATGATCCGAATTGAGGATGTCGGCCAGTATAAGCTGGACCGTGTAAACACGATTCTGTCCAGCATCCCAGGAGGAGCCCAGAAGGCCCTCAGCGCGGCCCTGAAGCGGGCAGCTGAGTCCGGGAAAGGCGCCGCGGCGAAATACGCATCATCTGTTTACAACATCAGCCAGGGGACATTTACCGGGCTGTGTAACATCAGCATGACGGGAGGATCGCTCACGATCATGCTTTCCTATGCCGGATCCGTGATCCCGCTGAAAACGTTCAACCCGACGGGCCATCAACAGGGCGACGTCAAGGTTGCCGTTCTCCGTGGGCCACGGAAGCCTGTTCCGCATGCCTGGCTTGGTAACGGCTACGGCTACGGCGTATGGGAACGGATCGGAAAGCCGAGATTCCCGATCAAAGAGGACTATGGCCCGTCCACAGGGCACATGGTCGCGAATGACGCCGTCAGCGGACCGCTGGCCGATCATATTCAGGATGTGTTCGACACCCGTATCGAACATGAAATAACGCGCCTGCTCAACGGCTGGTAAGGGAGGAACCGAAGAATGACGAAGGTGGCTCTGCTGGAAGCGTTCAAGGCCTACACCGAGGACGTTGTGAAGGACGTGATTCTGCCGACAAAGATCCAGAAGGGCAATATCGAACCGATCAGCCGGGCCCCTGAGGTTCATATCGGGCGGCTGCCGGATCAGGCATCCTCGACCAAAAAGGCTCCGTACATCCTGCATCAGGTGGTCAATTCCAGAACGGTGCAGGCAGAGGGCCAGTTGCCGGAAACGCTGTGCGCGGTGCGCAGCGTTTTCTGCGTGTACTACGAGGATGCTGAGAAGGGCACGCTATGCCTGATTGAGATGATGGAGCGGCTGCGGATTCAGCTGCTGAAGGATCTTTTTCTGGCAGATCAGTTTGAGCTCGACCGGGAAGGCGGGCTCGAGGATCTTGTCTATCCGGATGACACAGCGCCGTACTACATGGGCGAAATGCTCACGACATGGCGGCTGCCGATGGTCAAGCGGGAGGTGACGAAGCTATGGCATTAGACACGCCGTTCTTCGTATACCTGGGTCCAAACATCCGTGGAGTGATCCAGAAGGGCACCATCTACAGCGGCGACAGAGCCACGGTAGAGGAAGCCCTTGCGGATGCCATAGCCCGATATCCGCGCATCCGGAATCTACTGGTCAGCGGCGACCGTCTCGCCGAGGACCGCATCGAGGTAAAAAGGCCCGGCACCAGACTGTATAACGAATACAGAAAACTGGCCGCCGGACTGAAATGAAATGGAGGTAAACGAAAATGCCTAACCATGGTGTGTACGTCGCCGAGCAGGGCACGTCCGTCCGGACTCCTGTTGCGGTGGAAACCGGCATCCCGTTTGTCATCGGCCTTGCCCCCGTGCAGGCCGCTGCCAATCCCGCGGCTGTCGGTGTCCCGGTGCTCTGCCGGTCTTTCGCGGAGTTCCTGGATGCCTTCGGCTACAGCGAGGACTGGTCTACCTATAACCTGTGCGAGTTCGCGCAGAGCCACTTTGAACTGTTCGGCATGCAGCCGGCCATCTTCCTGAACCTGCTGGATCCCAGCACGATGAAGAGCGCCGTTGCCGCTGCTGACAAGGATGTGAGCGGCAAGAAGGTCGAACTGACCGCCGCTGCCATCGATGACGCGGGCCTGGTCGTGAAGGACAAGGCCAGCACCCCGAACACCCTCGTGAAGGACACGGATTACTCCGTGTACTACAACGCGGACGGGAAGCTGGTTGTGGAGCTGCTGTCCACCAGCACCCACTACAGCGACACCCAGCTGAACATCGCCTATTATGAGGTGACTCCCGCGTCCGTGACCGCTTCTGCTGTGGCCACCGGCATGGAGAAGATCGAGCTGTGCATGACCGTGCTGGGCGTGATTCCGGATCTGATCGTGGCTCCCGGATTCTCCCAGAATTCCACGGTTGCCGCTGCCATGGCCACCAAGGCCGGAAGCATCAACGGCATGTTCAAGGCCATTGCCCTGATCGACATCGACACCAGCTCCGCGACCACCTACTCCGCGGCGATTACCGCGAAGGGCTCCAACAACTTCACCGATGAGCACGAGGTTGTGTGCTGGCCGATGCTGAAGCTGGGCGACAAGAAGTATCACATGTCCACCAAGCTGGCCGGCCTGATTGCCCAGGTGGACGGCGACAACGGCGCTCCGTACGTATCTCCCTCCAACAAGGGCTTCCAGGCGGACGGCCTTGTGCTGGCGAGCGGTACCGAGGTCGTGATGACCCTGGCGGACGCCAACGCCCTGAACGCGGCCGGTCTGGTCACCTGCCTCAATTTCATGGGCGGCTTCAAGGCCTGGGGCAACTACACCGCCTGCTATCCGGCTTCCACCGATGTGAAGGATTATTTCATCCCGGTGCGCCGGATGTTCGACTGGGTCAGCAACAGCCTGATTCGCACTTTCTGGGATCGTCTGGACAATCCGATGAACCGGCTGCTGATCGACAGCATTGTCGATTCTGCCAACATCTGGATGAACGGGCTGACCGGATCCGGGTACATCCTCGGGGGCCGGGTGGAGTACAGCGCGGCCGAGAATCCCACCACCAACCTGATGGCCGGGATCATCAAGCTGCATGTGTACATCACGCCGCCGTCTCCCGCTCAGGAGATCGACTTTGTGCTCGAGTACGACGTCTCCTACGTGGAGTCCGCGCTCAGCACCTGATGAATGGAGGGATAGACAATGGCAAGGCAGCCTGAGGCGTATATCGATTTTGAGGTATACGAAAACGGTAAAAACTTCCTGGGCGTAAGCGGTGCTACGCTGCCCAACATCAACTTCCTGACCCAGACCATCACCGGCGCTGGCATCGGCGGCAATGTCGAAGCCGTGCTGACCGGGATGGTGGACGCCATGTCCCTGACGCTGAACTTCCGGTCTGCGATGGATGCCGCTGTTTCTCTGATGAAGCCGGAGAAGCACAACCTCGATCTGCGGGTCGCGGAGCAGTACTGGGAGACCGCCGGCGCCCGCAAGGAAGTTGCGGCGGACAAGTACGTGCTTGTCGTGATGCCGAAGAACTTCGCCCCCGGCGCGGTGGCCGCGGCTTCCGCTGCCGATGTGTCCGGCGAGTACTCCGTGTACTATTACGCCGGGTACAAGGATGGCAAGCAGCTCTGGGAGATTGACCCCTGGAACTACATCTGCAAAATCGGCGGTAAGGATTACATGGCCGAGGTCCGCAAGGCGCTCGGAAAGTAATCATGTTAACCGAGAGAGGGAAATCATCCCTCTCTCGGCTTTTTTCGATGATGAAAGGAGAACGAAACCATGGCCAAGGAGATTTTAAACACCGAAGAGCTCGATGAAGCTATCGAGGAAGCGGGGCAGGAAACCGCAAACGACTATACCCACCACTTCAAGAAACCGTTCAACTACAACGGGATCGAGTACAGCGAACTCCATTTTAATTTCGATGATCTGACCGGCGCGGATTCTCTGGATGTTGAGAAGGAAATGGCGCGGACCGGGGCAGGCGTGGTCATTGCCGGGGCGTTTAACTCCGAGTACATGATCCGCATCGCGGCCAAAGCCTGCGCGGAGCCCATCGGCGCGGACGCGTTCAAGAACATGCGCCTGTATGACTACAACAAGATCAGGGACCGGGTGCGCGGTTTTTTACTCAGATCGGAGCAGTAGGCGGAGATGGCGGGGAATGGATCCGGAGAAACTGCGTGCTGGTTTGCAAGTACACGCAGACGCCAATTCCATTCTGGATTAACATGCCACTGTCCGAATTTGTCAGATGGATCAAGATCAATAATGATCTGATCCTGGAAGAAAAAGAGCAGATAGAGCAGGAAAAGAATAAACACTCAAAGCGGAGGTGAGACGGATGGCCGGGGGCAAATCGTATCAGATGATGTTCCAGCTGAGCGCGTCTCTGGGCGGAGGTTTCAGCTCCGCGTTTTCCAGCGGTTCCAAATCCGTTACGGAACTGCAGAATAAGATCAACGCGCTGAACAAGACCAACAGCGATATTGCCGCTTATACAAAGCAGCAGGACGCAATCTCCAAGACGGAAGCGAAGCTTCAGCGATTGCAGACTCAGTACGACAGGTTGGCAAGTGTTGAAGCAAAGACATCCATCGAAGAAGCCGAGCTGAAGAACAAGATGGATGATAAGCAGGCAGCCATCGACAGCACCAATGAGAAGCTTACGCAACAGCAGCAGAAGTTGGAGCAGATGGGAGCCGCCCTGCAGAATGCCGGCGTTGATACGTCCAACCTGGCATCCGAAAGCGAACGGCTGAAGGCCGAAGCACAGGCGACAGCTGCAGCGCAGGAGGAAGAAGCCAGAGCTGCCGAGGAACTGGGAAGCAGCCTTGGTGACGCGATCTCCGGCACAGCTTCGGCATTGGAAGCACTCGGCGCGATAAAGGCCATGGAAACGGTGTACAACGCGCTGAAGGACTGCTCCGAAGAAGCCATGAAGTTCGAGACCGCCATGGCCGGCGTGAAGCGCACGGTTGGCGGGGATGACGAATTCCTAAAGGATCTTGGAGAAAGCTTCAAGGAACTGTCCACGGAGATCCCGATAACGGCCAACGAGCTGGCCAGCATCGCCACCACCGCCGGACAGCTGGGCATTGCGCAGGAGAACGTTGAAACGTTCACCACCGTTATGGCCCAGCTGGCCACTGCAACAGACCTGAGTGCGGATAATGCCGCTACCATGCTGGCGCAGTTTGCCAACATCACCGGTACCACGGATTATCAGCGGCTCGGCTCTACGGTCGCGGCCCTCGGCGACAGCACGGCCACCACGGCCAGCAAGGTTGTTGAGATGAGCCAGGGCTTGGCGGCAGCTGCCAGCATCGCCGGCATGAGCGAGACGGATATTCTGGCCATCTCTGCGGCTGTCGGCTCCCTGGGCATTGAAGCAGCGTCCGGTTCCACCAGCATGAGCACCCTGATCACCACGCTGTATAAGGCGACGGAGACCGGGGAGAAGCTGGAGGACTTCGCGTCCGTTGCCGGGATGAGCGCCAGCGAGTTCAAAACGTCCTGGCAGAATGATGCGGTCGGCACGCTGAACAGCTTCATTCAGGGCCTGAACAACGTTGAGCAGAACGGCAAGAGCGCCGTGGTGATCCTGGATGAGCTGGGCATCACCAATGTTCGGCAGACGAAGGCCATCCTCGGCCTGGCGTCTGCAGGGGATCTGCTGACGAATACCATTGATCTGGCCAACAGCGCATGGGAAGAGAACACCGCGCTGAATGAAAAGGCCGGTGTCATGTATGAAACGACAGAAGCCAAGTTGACCATGATGCAGAACGCAGCCACCAACGTGCAGATTGCCATTGGTGATGCGCTGAATCCTGCACTCAGCTCACTTGCTGAGACGATGACGGATGTTCTGCAGCCGATGTCTGAGTGGATTGAAGATAATCCGGCCATCGTGCAGGCAGTGACCGCTTTCCTCGGTACGCTGGGCTTGTTGACCGCCGGGCTTACAGCATATACCGCCGTTGCCAAGCTTGCGTCTATTGCCAACGGCCTGCTCTCAACCAGTTTCCCGGTGATTGGAACCATCGCGGCCGTTGCAGCCGGCGTTGGCGGCCTGGTATGGGCTATTTCTGAACTGAGCAGCGCGGATCAGGATGCAACCGTTAGCCTGGATGAGCTCGCAGCGGAATACGAAGGCCTGAATAAGGAGCTGGAAGATCAGCAGAACATCATCGACCTGGTGGATCAGTACGAAAGCCTGAGCACACAGCTGGATAATCTCGGCGAGATCAACGCAGGAGATATAACTCTGTCTGCCAAAATCGAGAACGACGGCGTCACCCAGGATAATATCAACCTGATTGATGAGCTGAAGGGGAAAATCGAAAACAAAAAAGGTGAGATCGAGCAGATCCTGGCCATCAACGGTGTTGACCAGGTTACTGATGATAATCTGCAGGCGATCATTGACTTGTCCAACAGTACCGAATCCGGGGATTATGAGCTGAAGCAACAGCTTTCTCTGTTGGGTGCCAGCGATATTTCTGATGATGATATCAGCAGGCTCCGGGAGCTGTCCGGCGAAGTCAAGACGATGGAGGGAACCATCAGCGAGACGCTGGAGCTGACGGGGTTCGACAACTACGAACACATGAAGCTCGTGTCAGAGCTTCCGGTTACCAGCAAATCCGCGAAGATTCTGTTTGAACTCGGAATCACTAACTGGGAAGATGCGAAAGCAAAACTGACAGAACTCGGATCCGATGTTCTGTCAGCAAAAAACGATCTGAACGAAGCACAGAACACGCTCACAGAGCTGGAAACCAAAGCGGCCACGCTGCAGACAACGCTCGACAGCACGAAGTCATGGAGTAAGCAGCATAAGGATGCGGAGCAGGAACTTGGCGATATTACCGGACAGATCGAAGCACAGCGGGATACCGTTGCTCAGCTGACCGGAAACTACAATTCCCTGCAGACCAGGTACGATGAAGTTAAAGCTGCCGCGCTGGAACTGAAATCCACAGAAGATCAATTAGCTGCTACTGAGACGGCACTTGGTCTATCGTCTGAATCAGCTATCGGTTCGATGGAAAAACAGACGGAGATTATACGTGAACAGGCAGAAGCTCAGGAAGCACTGGTAAAAGCGAAACAGGCGGAACTCAGACTGACAGTTGGGCAAACTATTGGCCAGGGCGCTTTGGAATATGCAGAGAATGCCCAGGCGTATGAAGATGCTCAGGACAGAATCACGAAAGCGACCGCCGAAATGAACAACATATCCGATACCGCTGGTTTGAAACAGCATTTACAGGGTATTGTTGACACGGTTGGTGAACTGCAGAGCCAGGTGGATGATAACGGCTTCCTGAAATACGATTGGGATAGTGACGAGATCAAAGCGTATCGCACAGAGTTTGAGATGTTGCTGGGTGCTGCAACGGGCTTTGATGTAGACACCTATAGCTTTGCTGCAATGGGAAGCGCACTGGGTCTGCTG